TCACACCGCCCGCTTGAGCGCCGCCCGCGCCTGATCGTCGGTCGCCTCCGCGGCCTCGATCTCCCGCTGGAGCCTCATGGCGAGGAGCGGATCGTGCGGGCGGATCGACTCCGGCTTGCGGCGCGCTGGCTGTCCGTCGGCGCGCGCGGCCAGGAAGGAGAGGTAGCTGGCGCGGGTCACGCCGGCACCCAACGGCCGTTGCGAATGAATCCGTGGTGCCCGCACGTCCGGCACTGGATCGACGGGGACAGGGTGAGCGGATCTCGCGATTCGACGATCCACGACGGATGGCCCTCGGCGCCAGCGACGCCGCGGAAGCCTACCCAATGGCCCTGGTCGCCGCAGGTCGGATGGGTCTCATGGAGTCCGCACTCGACACCGTCGGCATTGACGACGAAGGAGACCGAGACGCCGTGCCCGATGTCGATCGCGTCGCTCACGCCAAACCCCCCGTCCCCAGCGCCGCCGCGATCGTGACCCCCGCCGCCGCGCCGAGGAACAGCTTCCGGTTATCCGCATTCCGCGCCAGCGAGCCGTTGCTCATCTGGCATTCCGCGGCGCACGTCGTCCAGTCCTGCGCGAGCGCCGCCGCGTCGAACTTCGGGAACATCCCCTCGAACGAGCCCCCCATCGCCCAGGACATCGACAGCGCGCCGAGCTGCGCGCACGCGGGCCACGACTCCGCGGCCGGGAAGCGCCGCACGAGGTCCGCCCAGAGCTCGGCCAGCTTCGCGTCCGTCAGCCGGTCGATGTCGGCCGGGTAGAGCCGGATCGTCGTGAGGGGCGCGCACGCGACGGACTGCACCGATGGCCACGCGTTTTTGACGGCCCACCAGGCGGCGCGGATCGCGTCAGGACTGGCGAGCGTCGCGTCCGTGACCGACACGTGCCACCCGAGCGAAAGCGCCGGCCCAGGCCCCGTGGCGGCGCCCAGCGGGTCCCCGGCGTGCTCGCGGCGTTGGCCGTCGTCGACGAGGTTCCCCCTGCCGCACGTTACGAGCGAATATCTGTCCGTGTACAGGTACCCGAGCTCGCCCTCGAGGGGGTCCGTGAACGAATCCCAGCACGCCAGGACTTCGGGATTCATTCGGTCATCTCCCGGATCTCGCTGAGGAGCCGGCCCGCGTCGACGGGCTTCGGCAAAAACCGCGTACTGCCGTCGCGGATCCGCTGCGCGCGCACGGCGGTGTCGTGGATATAGCGCTCGCTGTACCCGCTCACGACGATCACCGGGATGCCACGCGGGATCTTGTTCCAGACGTCGACGCCCGTCATGAGGCCGTCGAGCTCGAGGTCGAGCAGCACGAGGTCGACGCGCTCGGTGCGGATCAATTCGATCGCGCCTCGCGCCGTCCAGGCCGAGCACACGGTGTGGCCGGCCTCGCGGAGGAGTGTCGTGTACAGATCACGGAGCGGGTGGTCGTCCTCGACGACGAGAACCTGCAGGGGTGTTGCGGTCATGGGATCACGGCCACTGCTTGGACGCGGCGTCGCACGGGACGCCGCACGCCGAGACGGCCCCGCCGTCGAAGAGGCACTGGAGCCACGCCTCACGGTCGGGAAGCGCCATCTCGGCCGCGACCGCCGCGGGGCCCGTGTCGTCCGGCGCGAGGCACCCGGACGCGACGAGCTCCTGGTAAATCTGGTCCGCCGTGGGCGCGACCGGCTTCGAACAGCCCGCCGCGACCACGAGCGACACCAGGACTGCGGCGCGCGTCACGGGGACGGCCAGAGGGGCGCGAGCGCCTCGGAGGCGGCCGTGACGGCCTGGTCGCGGACGAGCAGCGGGTGCATGGTGCCGAGCGCGCCCGCGACGGCGGCCTGCGCCTGCGCGAGCGTGGGGGGCGCCGTGGGGGCCGGTGCCGGAGGAGCGGGCGGCGTCGGCGAGGGAGAGGGCGACGGGGACGGGAGTTTGCCGCCGAACAGCTTGTTGAAGTCGTTGATGAGGTCCGCGTACGCGAGCCCGCTCGGCGTCTGGCCGCTGTTCTTGTTCACCCAGTCGGTCGTGATGCGGACCGCGCATCCGCCGCCGGCCGCATCCGAGCAGAACTTCGGGAAGGCCGCCCAGGTGATCGTGCCGATATAGCCCCAGGTCATGACCTGGACGCCTTGCGAATTGGCGCCGACGATCGCGACGTTGTTGGAGTTGTACGCGCACGAGCCGATGCAGTGGCCCTGCCGCATGTCGGGCGTCGCGACGTCCCAAACGAAGCCGTTGCCGCTCGGGAACGGATTGGTCCACGCGTCCGGGAGGCCGCCCCAGATCTTGAGGTTGCCGAACGCGCTGATCGCGAACTGCACCTCCGCCTGATTCGTGGCGTCCACCTCGGCGTAGCCGGCCAGTGTGGTGCCGTCCGCGTACGGGTGCGCGCACCAGTAGTTGAGGTCGACGATCGGGTCGGTCCCCTGGTCGGTCGACGGATCGACCGGGTCGTAGCCAGTGATCGCCGAGTAGGCCGCGATCGTTTGGTCCGCCGTGTACGCGTAGAGCGTGCCGGCGTTGCCCGTCATGACGCCGACGAAGTGCGCCTCTTCGGCGAGCACGCAGTCGCCGAGGGTATCGTTGCCCTCGACGTTCGTGATGACGCTCATGGCCGGAGCGCTGTAGTCGACGGATGCCGGCGACGTCGGGAAGTTCGACGTGTCGAGGTAGCTGGCGAGCCGGATGCGCGGGCGGTGCGGCGACGGAAGCTTGCACGCGCCGACGATGAAGTGGCGGTTGCGATGCGGATCGAAGATGGTTTTCATTGGATTACCTCCACGCCTTGATGACGGCTGCCTCGTGAGCGACGAGCGTGGGCGCCTGCGCGGCACCCGACTGCCCGACCGGCTGCCACTGCGCGAGCAGTGCCGCGACCTTGCCCACCGCGTCCTGCACGGCCGCGACGAGCGCCGCGTAGTTGACGGGCGCGGTCTGCGCGGCATTACCGGCCGCGATGGCGTCCTCGAGCGCCGAGACCGCGGTCGACAGCGCCGCCGTCGCGTCGTTGTAGGCCGCCGTGGCGGCAGGCTGCTGCGCGACCGGGATGAGCGGCTCGACCACGGCCCACACGCTGGCGGCCGTATCGACGAACGTCATCACGTACTCGACGAAGAGCGCACCGTCCGTCTCGATCTGCTGCCACTGGGCCTGCGTGCACCCCGGCGTCGTCGCCGCGACGGCCCCGAGCATCAGCGTCCCGAGCGCGATCGGCGTCACCCACACGAAGCGGCGCCGCTTGAGCGCCTTCGGCTCCTTCGGGAACACCAGGGTCTCACGCGCGGCCGTGGGCGGCATCTTCAGGGTCGGCATGGGGCCTCGGTTCGAGGCGTCGGGATTGCCGCCCGTCGTGCTCGACGGAGGCGAAGGCGGCGTGCGTCCGCCGAGATCGTCGATGATGCCGACGAGCGCCTTGGCCCACGCGGGCGCGTTGGCGTGCGAGAAGATCGCCGTCAGGAGACCATCGAGGAATCCGCTCGCGACCGCGGCGAGTCCCATGTTGACGAGGGCGTCCGTCCAGCTGGTGCCCGACTGCACCGAGGAGACGAGTCCGAACACGAGGCCGCCCGTCGCCGAGATGACGCTCAGCCACTGCGGCGGGATCGTGATCGGGAAATTCGAATCCGGCGACGCAAGCTTTCGCACGTAGAGGCTGACGATCAGGATGATGGCCAAAAAGTGCCGACTGCTCGCGGCGTCGATGAGGTCCTGCAGGACGCTCGACGGCGCGGGGCTCGGTACGGGCGCCACCTGCGCGGCGGCCCCGAAGCCGGCGCCCATGCAGAAGGCGAACACGAGGCACACGAGTGCGGTCTTGCGCCACGCGGGGCGCGCGAGAAATGCGGTCATGGGACTCCTGGGTTGCGGACTACAGAGACCTGAGAGCCGCGACGGCTGCGGCCGCTGTCGCGACTCCCGAGACGACTCCGGCGATGGTGCCGAGGACGTTGAGGATGTTGAGGACGTCGGCGAAGGTGTCGTGGGACTTCGTCCACGACATGTCGGCGTACGTTTGGACGAGCGCCGCTTGCTGGGCGGGTGAGCACGCGAAAAAATCGAGCCACTCGTCCGCGGTGAGGCCCGTCTTGCAGGCGAGCGCCTGGACGCCTTCGTCGTACGTCAGGGCGTGCATCGGATGCTCGCGTCCGGGACGCTGCCGCCGTGGCGGGACAGGATCGAAGCTTCGGAACAGAAGGCTCCGCGCTCGAGCGCACGCGCGGCCCCGCCGTCGAGCATCTGGTCGGCGAGGAGGTTCAGGCGGACGGCGTCGGCGGTCGATGCCTGATCGGCGGACGTCCAGGAGCCGCCGCAGGCGGAGAGGCAGAGAGCGGCGAGGATGGGGGCCGTTCGCATGGTCATCGCTTCGGCGTCGGCGTGTCGGTCCGGGAATCGCTCCGCACCGACAGCATCACGGTCCGGTCGATCTTCTCGACCTTCGAGTCGAGCTGCCTGAGAGCGCTCGACTGGCCCTCGTTCTGCTGCGCGATGGCCTTCATCTCACGCTCGAACGCGTCGCTCGTCAGCGCGGCATCGAGGCGCTTGTCGGTGAAGAGCCGCCACTCGAGGATCTTCTGGACTTGCCCCCAGAGCCCGACGCTTCCCTTGCCGTCGCCGTACGTCGACTCCTCGAGCGACTTGAGGCGTTCGTTCGTGCGTCGGTCGGCGGCGACGCGCGCGGCCTGCACGATGCCGAGCAAGATCACGATTGCGCCGGTGCCGGCCGAAATCATGAGGGCTAGCGGGTCGGTCTCGGCGCTCATGCGGTACTGCTCCTTCGGGACGTGACGACAATCAGGCGCCCGCGTGCACGGCCACGAGACACGCGATGCAGGCGACGATGGCGATGGCCGTGACGATCGCCATGATGCGCACCGCCACCATGGCCTTCGCGGGGTCGCTCTTCAGGAGGCGGTCGAGCTTCTGGTGGACGAGCAGGCGGTCCGCGGCGTTGGCCTCGATGGCGTCGACGACCGCGGGCCACTGCTGCCGGAGCCAGAGGAGGTGATTCGCGTACGCCATCGCGAGCTCGCGGTGGTCTGGCTCGCTCGATAGCTCGGGGAGCGTCGGCAGGGTGCGGCGGAGGGGCGGGATCGACGATTGAGCGGCCATGTCACCTCGACGTCAGAAGCCGTAACTCTTGACCACTTGGAAGACTTGGGCGCCGCTCGTCCCGGTCGGGAAGTTGCCGAAGCAATCCACCTGCACCTGGACCGACGTGGCGGGCACGCTCACCCAACCGTGCCAGCTGCCGCCCGCGTTATTGACGCTGAGAGCTGCGACGCTGATCGACCACGACGCCTCGAGCGTGCTGCCCACGAAGACTTGGAACGACACGCTGCCTGGAGCCGAGCCGCCAGACCCAAGCCCTACGGTGGGGACATCCACCGAGATGTCGAGGTGTCCGGCGCGCGCCGTGAACGTGTTGGTCGTCGCCGTCGTGCCGGCCGTCGCGCACGTGCTGTTGTAGCTGCTGTCGTACTCGTCGAATAGATTGCCCGGGAGCGACGAGACCCACGTCGACCCGTTGCTCGTCAGCACGTTGCCGGCGGCGCCCACGGCGTTCAGCCCCGTGCCGCCGGAGAGCTGGCTGAGCGGGCCACTGCAATCGAAGTCCGATCCGTCGTACACGAACGCGCAGAGCGCCGACGGCGTGTTCACCGTATGCCCCAGGATCTTCCCGACCGTCAGCGGCACCGTCGACCCCGACAGCGACCCCTGCGATACGTCGCCTCCCATCGTGACCGTCGAGCCGTTGAGCGCGCCCGAAATCGAGTACCACTCACCCGTGCCGCTCGGCTGCGTGAGCGAGACCGTGATGGCGCCCGTCGACGTCGAGGCGGAGAGCGGCGGCGTGGCGCTCAGCGATGTGACGCCGGTGTTGCTGCACGTCACGGCCCCCGTGGTCGGACTGCACGACAATCCCGCGCCGGCCGTGACCGATGTCGCGCCGGTGTTTGTGCACGCGACCGCGCCCGTCGTGGGCGAGCACGCCATCCCCGAGCTGCCCGTCACCGACGAAACGCCGCCCGTGACGGTGCTCGAAACCGTGTACGAGGGACCACCGGTGACGCTGATGCCGCTCCCCGCCGTGATGGTCGTGCAGGTGGCGCAGCCGGTACCGGCGGGCGTGTCGCATCGAGGCGAAGCGCGCCCGGTGAGGTACGTCCCCGAGGTCGGGCAGAGGTCCGAAGGTGTAGGTGTGGACGTGCCGCCGGTCTGCCGATTGACGTAGCCGCTCGAAAGGTCCTGGCCCAACGCGATGCCATCGAAACCGCCCGCCGACACCGCAAGGTCGAGCGCGGCCGGCGTGATCGCGATGTTGCCGTGCAGGAGTTCAAACTCCGTTGTGCGGTCGATGGCGGTCCCCACGGTGTCCGTGAAGATCTCCATGTTGGTCACGCCGTAGAACGAGCGTGTCGCGAGGCACGTCGTGGAGACACACGCAGGGTAGTCGTCGCTCGAGTATACGATCTGACCGTGCCCGACTTCGGTGAAGTAGTGTCCGTAAAACGCGCTGTCGTTGTCGGGGTTGATAACGCCTCCTCCGACCTCGATCGAACCGTCCGAGTACACGTACTTGTAGCCCGAGTCGTCGCCGGTACCGAAGAAGCGAATAAACGAATGGCCGATCGCGTCTCCCGTCACCGTCGATCCGAATCCGTGCGACTTGAGTTCGACGCCGGTGAAGCTTCCGCCGGTCACGAAGTCGTCGAACAGGCTTGGGCCACCAGGCGCCAGGACGTCGAAGGTAGAGCAGGAGTCGAGTGTCGTGGACTGCGCCGTGTCGATCCAATCCTGAGACAGCAGATCGTTGTATAGATACGTCTGCGTCGCGCCCGTCGTGAACTTCACGTCGTACAGAAACGCGTTCGCGATATAGGTCGGTGACAACGCGACACGCGAGCTGATCGTCACGGAGTCGCCATTGGCCCACGTGTCGAGCTCCGAAAATGAGATGTCGGTCGGCTGCGTGATGAGGGCCACGTTGCCGGTCACGATCGAATCGACGCTCGCGCAGGATGGATGCGTCGTGTTGCAGATCACGTCGTCGACGTAGCCGGCAGCGCCCGATCCAAGGTTCGCATTGAGGGCTTGGCTCCCGGGTCGGTTCTTCGCGACCACGCCAGAGAGCGTCACGGTCGCGACGGTCGTGAGGTCACCCTGAATCGTGAACGCGGCGCCGGCCGTCGTCTGCGGATGCACGGAGAACGTCTCCGCAGTATCCGTGGCGTGGACGTGCCACGTCGTATTTTGCGGTTGCCCTGGGTCTTCGCTTTGGAGGCGCGCCTGGACCTCGGCGATCGTTTTGCACGAATGGGCGGCGTCGACGCACGTGTTGTTGTCGCTGCCCGTCGATAAATTGAAGTGCCAGTCGGGCACGAGCCAGCTCGTCTTGCTCGGCGGCACCGGCGCGAGCGCGGCCATCATGGGCCGCCGGCCGGCGTCTGTCGCCACGTAGTCCCGCTCGGCGCTGAGCGACCCAAGGCACCGCATCAGGTCCGGTCCGTCGACGGCGTCGTGCGTGCACGCCAGCACCTGCGGGTCGACGTGGGGCGTCGTCTTGGCCAGCACGGGCCCGCGGGGGTGCGGAGGACCGAAGGCGCGCGCGAGGGCGGACGGCGGCGGTGGGTCGGGGCGCGGCGACGGAACGGCGGCGGGGCGTGGCGCGCCCGCGTCCGTCGAGGCGTCGGGGCGAGGGACCGGCGGCCGTCCGCAGCCGCAAAGCGCCACGGCGCACGCGAGAATCAGCGTGACAAGACTGCGCATTCGTGCACCTCGCGCGCCGCGGGGGCGAGCGTTACCGTGGTGATATGGGGACTTCGGACCGTGGCTAAGGCGGCGTTCTGCACGCGCTGCTACCAGGTGGGCTTTCCGCGCAAGGAGACGAAGGGCTCGTTCCTCGTCGAGGTCGCGCTCTGGATCTTCTTGATCGTGCCTGGGCTGCTTTATTCGCTCTGGAGGCTCAGCACGCGGCACCCGGTCTGCCGGGCATGCGGCTCACCGGAGCTCGTGCCGCCGACATCCGATCGAGCCCGGATGCTCGCGGGAGCGCGGTCGTGAGGCGCGCCGCTGGAGCGGCGCTGCTCGCGCTCGCGGCTTGCGGCGGGGGCGCTGTGAGTTTGGGGGACGGCCCGCAGGGAGCGCCTGCGGGAACGAGCGGACTTATCGCCGAGCTCGGGCCCGACTGGTGCGCCTCGGATGCGGCGATGTGCGCGGTCGTCGACGAGGGCGCGAGCAGCGCATGCGGCGCGGTTCCGAACGGCGAGATCGGCTGCTGCTGCCAGACCGCCGCCGTGAAGCAGATGACGCTCGTCGCCATCCCGGGCGGCACCGCGGACCCCTGCACCAAGGCCGGCGTGGGGGATTCCCAACACCCGTCGTGCGTCGAAGCGACGGCGTCGTGCGGCGCCTCCGAGATCGAGGCGACGGCGCAGTGGGCTCCGACGGGCGTCGAGGAAGACGTCGTGTGCTGCTGTCACTGACGCGTCAGGTCCAGCGAAGGATCGCGCCGTCGTACACGGCGCGGAACGTTCCGCCTGTGGGCTTCGTAAAATAGGCGGTCGTCGTCGCCGAGAGGCTCGTGTCGTTCGTGTCCTCGACCGTGTAGGCGGCTCCCGACGGAACGTTGAGCGTGACGCGGTTGGCTTCGAGCGTCGATGGCGTCGGCTGCCCCGAGCGCTGCAGGTCGTGCTTGAAAATCAGCTCGTACCCGGGCTGGATCGTCGGCGGGAGGGCGATAACGTCCCCGGCCACGAAGAGGACCATGGTCGAGTAGGCGGAGGATGGCGGCAGCGTCGCGGTCCCGCCGCTCGTGGAGATCGGTGTGCCGGCGCCGCCGCCCACGGGCGACGAGGACCCGCCGCCCCCCCCCACGCTGCCACCGCCGTTGGTCTGCCATGCGGAGACGGCGCCCGGTCGCGCGATGCCGATCGTGCCCGGGTACTCCTCGGCGACGAAGGAAAGGTCTCCGTTCGGATCCTCCTGCACGGACCGGATACGGACCGGGAAGTTCACGAGCCCGAGGTTCGGATCGCTCAGCGTCACGAGCGAACCAGGAAGGAGAAGGATGTACCGATACGACGTCTTGAATGTGAAGGTCAGACGGATATAGGCCATCCGCTTGGCGAAGAGGTCGAGAGAGATCGCCCCCACGACCGTGTCGCAAACGGCATCGCCCTGGACGTCGCTGGCGTCGCGCAGTCCGTACAGGCCGATGAGCGTCTCGTCCTTCCACTCGATCGGGTTAGTCGCGTAATCGACGTTCCGATCGGAAATCTCGATGCGGACGCGGTTGTAACAGTCGATCGGATCCGCGCGGTCGACCTGCAAGCCCGGGTCGAGGTAGTCGCTGTTCGACAGGTTGTAGGCCGGGGTGGTATCGGGCGTGTACGTGAAGCCGCCCGCGCTGAGGCTCTCGTCTCCGAGAGGCACGAAGAAGAAACCGGTGCCTCCGTAGTAAATCCACGTGTTGGTGAGGAGCGCAATGTTGTCAACGAAATCGGTGGCCTTGTCCTGGCCAGTCAAGAGTGGCGAAAGCCATAGGCCCTGCGCGCCGCAGTAATTGCCGTACGTCGTGAGGCTCGTCGAGTCCAGGTCTCCGGTCTGCAGCCCCATGCCGTACGAGACGTTGGTCAGAAAGTCCTCGACGATGTACGCCGGGGAGCTGTCCTTACCGAGCCCGTACGAGTCTCCGGCCGATGCTCCCGAGCCCGTCTTGCACGCCTCGAAAGACTGCTGCGGCAAGCTGCCGTCATGACCGCGGTCGTGAAATGGGGTCGCTATGATGGCGATCCCTCTGTATGGCAGGTCCTGGCCTGGGTAGATGCCCGCCGTCGACGACGCGCTGAAGAACGGCCACGCCGTCTGAGAGCTCGAGCCGGGCGCCACGTAGTAGTAGGGGCTCGGAGGATTCGGGTACGGAGCGCCCGCCAGCGCCTGCGGATTGGCGAATATCTGACTCCACTGGAGAGCCGTCTGCCCGCTGCCGTTCCACATGCGGTTGATGCCGTTGAGCGAATTGAGCGGGGCCGTGGAGTCGATCGGTCCTTCGCAGAGGGCGAGCATGGTCGGCACGTACAGCGTGCTGTTGCTGCTCGACAGGTCCGTAGACCCAAACGCGAACGTGTCTCCGAAGCCTCCGCCGAAGTCGACAATGAGCACGCCGACGAACACGGCACCGAACGCGAAGGCGCTGGCGTCGACCGGGTTCGTCGGGTTCACGGTGTTGATTTGCCCAACGCTCATGATTCCGAATCCAACCGGCGTGGAGGCCACGATCGGCAGGAGCGCACTCCCGGAGTTGCTGTTCGGATAGTCGCGCGTCAGGTCGCTCTGCCAAATCACGTTGGGGGTGATGCGGCGTGTTCCCCAGTGGAGCGGGATGGGAATCGACTGCGCCGACGTGTAACGCTGGATGCCCGTATACGAAGGCGTGCCGGAGACGGCGAGCGTTGCGCGATTCGGGTCGACGACAAACGTCGACTGACTCCTGAAAAACAGGCCGCTCACGGAGACACCGTAGCGGGTGCGGGCACGAACGGGAACGCGCCATAGTTGACGAAATTCCCGTAAAACACGCAGGCGGTGGCCGTCTTGTCGCACCCCTGGAAGACCGTGAATGTGTCGCCGGCAGACGGCGCTGCAATGAGCGGATAGGCGAGCGTGACGGCGTTCAGGCCGTTGGCGATGATGGATCGGACCTGTCCCGAGGCGACCCCGGACGTCATCCGAAGCGTCCCACCCTTGAGTGTTTGCCCGAGAATGGGCAACACCGTCGAGGATGTGACGACCGAGCGTGTCGATACTGGGCTGGAGCCGACGACGCGCGAGGTCGTGTACGTCGCCGCGCTGAGCGTACAGCCTGCGTCGCAAAAGGAGTGACGGCAGCTCGCCTGAAAGAGATTCCGCGGAGCGTTGACGTCGAGCCGAGAACTCTTCGCCCGAGCCTTGACGAGCGCCCGCGCCCCCACCATCGTCGCGGCCCCCGCGTCGCCGAGGAACAGATCCACCGTCCCCCACGTCGAGGTGTCGCCCGGCGTCGGCATGAAGACGCGCTGCAAGAAGAACGTCGCGCCGTCGAACAGACCGTTGATGACCTGCGTCTGAAGCGGAGGCCCGCTCGCGAAGCTCGGCGCGTTGCTGTCGATGTTGAGTTCGAGGGTGTCGACCGACATCGTGTTCTGCACGGACCACTGCCCGCGCGAGATCCACGGCTGGGCGGGCGAGAAGACGTTGGAGCCGACCGTCAGCGTGGAGTCGTAGGACGTCCACCGGTAGACCGTGCCGCTCAGCAACGTGAGCGTGACGAGGTCCGCAGACGACGCGGGCGGTACGAGCGCGCCGGACGCCAACGCGTTCTTGAGCGCCGTCGACGCGGCTCGGAGAAGCGACACGTCAGGCCCCCTGCCGGCAGCTCTGGAGCTTCACCGTGGAGTTGAGCCAGTACGTCGACGCGAACTTCTCCCATGTCGAGGAGTCGTCGGCGAACCGACAGTAGTAGTAGAAGCCGAAGTCGGCCGCGATGGTCTGGCCGGCTCCAGGGGCCGACGTGAAGGCGATTCGTGGACTCCCCGGGAAGCTGTTGTCGATCACGTAATCGGCCGGCGTGTGGACCAGCGTGCCGTTGACGAACACCTGCTCGGTTGCCGTGATGCCCGGGTAGACCGTGGGCGCCCAGTCCTCGAGCGGCGTCGCCTGCTGGACGTAGCCGACGGGCTCCGTGCCGAATCCGCCGCCGGTGTTGCCGAAGCTCCGCACCACGATGAATGTGTCGGTCGAGCCGTCACCCGTGCCGATGGCCTGGTGTCCGTGCTGCGGGTAGTTGTCGTCTTCGTTGAAGAACAGGAACCGCCCCAGCGATCCGCCCACGCTGAGGAAGAACCCCAACATGGTCTGCAGCTGGCCGCCGACCGTCAGATCGCTGCGCAGGACCTCGTAGGTGAGCTCGAACGTGTGGAGTGGGTATTGCGCAAGCGCGATCGTGACGGACGCGCCCGACATCGTCGTTTGCGTCTGATTGAAAAACGTCGGCGTCCACTTGACGTTGTAACCGAGTCCGAGGATCGATTGCTGATCGCGGTCGGGGTAGATCGGCAGCGTCATGGCTCAGAGCTTTCCGTCTCGCGTCTGCTGCTTGATCCAGGCGCGCATGGTGTCTCCGTTCGACCGCAGCATCTGGTCGAGCGTCGCGCTCTGTGGCGCGTGCACGGTCGGCGCGTAGTGAAACGTCGAGCCGCCTTTGCCGCCCGCGCCTCCACTGGCGATGATGTTCTGCACGCCCTGCGAGAGGTGCGCGGGGAGGATCATCTCCTTGGCGTGCGCGTAGACCAGCTGGTCTTGGTCGAGCACCATGCCGCCCGAGGCGTGCGCGAGGCTCGACAGCCCGAGGATGAAGCCTTCCATCGCAGTCGCGGCCGCGATCGCGAGCACGGGGCCCACGATCGGGATGCCGGCTTGCGACGAGGCCGCGTTCGCGGCGCCGACGCCGGCAGCGGTCGATATCTGCGCGGCCCCGCTCGTGGCGGCGGTGCTCGACGCCAGCAGCGCATTCGTGATCTGAGCGACTGCCCACTTGTCGACGATCTCCGCGGTCATCTGCGCGAAGTTGTCGGCGATGCTGAGGAACATCGTCTTCATCGAGTCGCCGAAGCTCTTGCCGTGGCCGATCATGTCGGCGATCGCCGTCTTGAACGGTCCCGACAGCGCGGTCGCGCCCTGCTGCACTTCCGCCAACGTCTTGGCCCGCTGTTCCTTCGCGGCGTCGTCCTTGATCTTCGACTCGTCCTTCGAGAACTTCTGCGCGAGCTTTTCGCGCGCCTTCATGGCCTCGTCGTAGGCTTGCGTGCCCACCGTGAGGGTCGCGATCTCGTCGTCGAGCCGCTGCAGTTCGTTGTCGGCCGCGATGCGCGTGAACAGGATCTCCTGCTCGGCCATCTTGGCGTACGTGATGGTGCCGGCCTCCTGCTTGCGCTTCAGGCCCTCGAGACTCTCGGCGAGCGACTCATTCTCGGCGGCGTTGGCGTCCGCGAGAGCGGCCTTCGCAACCTCGGCCTGCTTGCTCTCAGCTTCCTGGTCGATGCGGACGATCTCGTCCTTGTGCGTCTGCTCGAGGAGCGCGAGCTCGCCAAGAAGCCGCGTGCGTTCGGCCTTCTTGCCGGCCGCTGCGGCAATCTCAAGCGATAGATCGTCGGCCTTCTCGGCATAGGCGGCGTCTGCGAGCCGCTTCTCGTCGGCGATATAGGCGTCGGTCGTCTCCTTGCCCATCGCGAGCAAGTGCGCGTTCGTGTCCTTGGCGAGCGCGATCCTTTCAAGGTCGACGGCCTCCGCGGCCTTCAGGGCTTCTTCGTCGCTGTTGTCCTTCGGGCCCTTCTTGCCAGCGTAGAGATCGTCCCCGGCGGCCTGACCGCCCGAAGGATGCGGCGCAGGGGTCGACTTCGGCTTCTTCGCCCAAAGGGCGTCGATCTCTTTGGCGGCACCCTTCGTCTCCTGATCGATCGTCGTCGTGAGACCGGTCCAATCGTTCTTCATCTCGGCGATGCCGCCGTGGAAATCGCGACCGATGTTCTTCCACTGACCCGTGATGACGTCGTTGACGAGTTCTCCGCCGATCTTGATGCCGTCCCAAACTTCCATGAGGGACGCCGCCATGCTGGCGGCCACGACGACAACGATCGCTTTCAGCCCAATGAAGGCCGTGCCGAGTACCTTGACGGCCGTTCCGAGCGCACCGGCCATCTGCGGGCCGTCTTGGCCCATGGCATCGAAGAGTGCCGTGAAGGCCGGCGTGAGCTCCTGACCGATCAGGATCTTCTCCGCCTTCCACGTCGTGCTCAGGTTCCCCGTGGCGTCGTCGAGTTTGCGCGTCGCATCGTCGAGGCCGAAGGACGTGATGCCCATCCGCTTGTAGATTTCGGTCTGCTCGGCGGCCGCCTCCGTAGTGGCCTTGGCGACGTCTTGGTACTCGGCGGTGTTTTTGCCGAGCAACGCCACCTCGACGGATGTACGGGCCGCGCCCCCCGCATATTTGCCGGTCACCTCCTGAAGGCGATCCATGAGGTCGCCGCCAGTGAGGAAATGCCCGTTGGCGTCCTTGAACTGATTTTTGAGCGCGTCCGAAGCGCCGCCCGCGGAACGCAGGCTGTGTTCGAGGCGCAGCGCGATCGACTCGTACGCCTCCGTGCTGGACCCCGAGTTTTGTAGAGCCGCCGACAGGCCCGCGGCCTTCTCGGTACTGATGCCCATGACGCCCGCGAAGCGCTCGTTGGACAGCGCGAACTCTACGGCCGCGCCAGCCGTGGCCTCGAACGCGCCCTTGATCCGCTCGATGTTTTCCTGGAAGAACTCCGCGCCCTCTTTGATGTATTCGAACTCGAAGAACTCCTTCACGCGCTCCGTGAGCTCGCCGAGCTTGGTCTCGGTCCCCTCCGAAGATTCCTCGACGTTCTTCATCGAGGCGGTCATGGCCTCCGCGGCGGACTGCATGGCCGCCGCCGCCTCGGAGAGGCCGCTCTGCAGCCCGTCGATCTTGGCAAGGATCTCGACCGAGACCTGGGAATCAGCCATGCATCACCTCAAAGGGCGCGCGCCAGGCGCCTGCCCGTTCACGGGAAAGAGGCGCATGTACTCTTCAGCGGTCTTGCGATCGCGCTCCGCCCTCTCGGCGGGATCGAGCGTTGCCCACGTCGCGGGGCGCGGCGCGCTGGACTCTTTCGGGGCCTTGTAGCCGAGCCACCGCGGGACGATGGCCTCGAGCGGAGGCTCCAGGAGCCAGTGCGCGAACATGGCCTGAATCTGGGGATACTCCAGCTCGTTCCAGACGTAGGCCCACGTCCAGCCCGTGCGCGCGCAGACCTTCGCGGTCAGCGCGGGCCAGTCGGGGAGCTCCCCGGAGCTTCCCCCGGTGACGCCTTCTCCTTGAACATGCCGGAGCGCTTCATGACGACGACGACGCCGTCCGCGAGCTCGTCGAGCCCCATGGGCATATCGTCGAACTCCTCGCGCGTCAGGCCCTTGTGGCCGCGCTCGATCGCCACGAAGACGATCCTGCACATCGCCTCGACCGTCTCCTCGCTGATCGCGTTCTTGGCGATGGCCGGCATCGTGTTCATGATGAGCGGCACGACGATCTTCAGCTGTCGCGGCACGAGGCCCGCGATCGGCCACTTGACGCCACCGAGCGCGATGGTCGGGACGTCGTCTTCGGCCAGCAGTTCTGCGTTGGGGAACATGGGTGCCATCAGATTTGCGACAGGATGCCGATGTTGCCCGAGCTGTCCGCGAAAGCCTGCCACTCGAAGTCAGGGATCGTGTAGTCGGTGTTCTTGAGCGGGAATCCGAGCTTGCTCGACCGGCATGCGTTCAGCTTCAAGTTGAACGGGTTGACGGTGCCGACGTTGTTCGGATAGCCGAGCTGCAGGAAGGCCTCGAAGGTCGGGCCGACGCCCATCAGCTGATTCGTGATGACGATCTCGTTCATCGTGGCCGTCGTGACCGTGTAGCTGTAGCTGATGAGCACCGTGAGCGTTGTATCGGCCGCCGCGAACGTGTAGACGCCGCTCGGCTCCGCAACGCTGTATTGGCCAGTCACCGGGCCCGAGGCGACTCGGAGTAGCTGGCCGCCCGTCGCGTACCGCACGCCGAGGTCCTGCACGAACGTCCCCGAGGAAGGCGGAGCGATCGTGACCTGGTAGGGCGTGGTCGGGATGGCGTGCGACTCGTTCGCGGTCACCTGCGTGCCCGCGCCGCTCGTCAGCGTGTTGCCGAAGAACAGCGAGTTGAACATGTTGATGTCGAACTCGGCGTGCTTCGCGGAGCACGTGATCTTTCCGGCCCCGACCGCGACGTCCACCGGGAACTGCAGTTGCCCAGTCAGCTCCTTCAGGGTCCGGTCGAACGTGATCGACACGTCCTGAAGGACTCCGAATTGCGTCGGCGTGGGGGTCGTGATGTCCGTGCGCCTCGTGAAGAGGTATCCGGCTCCGAAATTGTACACACCTGTAGCGAGCGACATGGCGTCGTGGCTCCTCGTCGCGCGCGTGAGCGCGACAAAACGAAAAGCCCCGCGTGGCGTATGCCGCGCAGGGCGTGGTGATTCAGCGAAGGGTCGGCGTGAGCGTTAGGGGACGATGACTTCGATCGGGACGATGACGAGGTTTCGCCCGTCCCCTTGGAAGTTCTCGCCGTAGAAGACGTCGCCGCGGATGCGTGCCGACGCGACGAGCTTCCCGAGCGTCTGCACGTTCTGCGGGCTGCTGGTCGGTGGCGTGAAGGCGTCCTGCATGGCGTCCACGACGGCGTTCATCGACGTCGTCGGGACGACGCTGTCCTCTTGGGAGGTCGCGACGTAGATCCACATCTCGAACCGCATCGTGCGCTTCGGCGGAATGCCAATGAGGCCACCGGGGTCGCGCGCGTGGTCCTCGCCGGTCTGCAACTGGAAGAGTGCCGGCGTCTCGCCGGAGTCGACCTGCGTCGGGAATCGGAAGTGGCGCGAGCTCGTGACGAGTGGCAACACCGACTGCACGGTCGTGTCGACCAGCGCGAAGAGCGCCGCCGCGACGTTCTCGCGCCCCGGGAAGCTCACGCTTTCTCCGCGGCTTCTTGGGCGGCGCGAGCGATCTGCGCTTCGATGTCGTCCTTCATCTCGCGAAGCGTCGAACGAAGAAACGACCGCTCGGGGAAACGAGCCTGGTACGCGCGGACCACGACCGTACGCGCCGAGACGGGGCGCCCGAAGACCTGCGTGATCTTTCTCTCGTGCGACGGAACATCGACCTCGCCTCCGTATTCGTGGACGGCGCCGTATCGGACCTTCGTGCCGACGCGGCCGACGATCTGGTCATCGGCTTCCTGAAACTCGGTCGCGGTCGATGCGCCGCCGACGTTGATGCTCGACGCGAGGTTGCCTGTCACGCGCTTGAGCGGGTCGCCCGAGAGCTTGCCACGGACAACATTGGTCTGGACCTGCAGCCACATCTTCCGCATCGCATCGACGACCGCTTGGCGGGCCACGGACGGGAGGCGCGCGAGACGTGCCGTCACGGCCTCGGCGCCGGTCACCTGTCCTTCGATGAGGCTCATGGCACCGGCACAACCTGCCTATAGGGCTGCAACAGCGACTTGATCGTCGCGTTCATGTCCTTCTGCGAGAAGGACGTCGTCACGTGGCCACCGAGCGACTGCGAGGCTTCGCCGATGCGATCCCGCCCCCGGAACCGCTCGCCCACGAGCTCGACGAGCGCCTGCTGGATGTCCTCCGGCGTGTAGCCGTACGTGACGACGATCTCGGCCCCCGCGTCCGCAGGCGCGAACACGTACTCGGCGTTCCCCTGCGGGTCCGTGGATAGCTGGTAGGTGCCGGCGAGCGTGGGCGTCGTCGTGATGGCCAGGAACGTCGAGCCCGTCGCGTACGCGACGCCGCCGTCCGTGTTCCACGGCCTAGAGAGGTCCGTGGCGTCGATCGTCGGGTTGCCGGACCCCGGCGTCGGCACCGTCGTGATGTCGGCCGTCTGGTAGCCGGCGCTGTAGACGACCTGAACGTTCTGGACGCCCCAGCAGAAGCCCTGGCAGGGAAGCCTCAGGAGATCGCCATCCAGTACGTAGCCGCTGCCCGTCAGGCCCACGCGCGCCGAGACGGTCCCGTTGCCCACCGTGAGCGACGTCACGGCAAGGACGGGACGCTGCCGGAGCGCCAGCGCGCCGCGACCGTTGCCGTTGTACGTCTCGGTGACGGTGATGGGCGCGACCGGGCCCTGCAGGTATTGGGCGGCGAACGTGCTCACGGACGCGATGACGCGCGTGAGCGTGCCGTTGCTGGTCGCCGGGAACGGGCCGCCGCCCTTGGACTGCAGCCAGTCCGTGACGTTGGCGAGCGTGATCAGCGGAGCGAACGGCACGTCGGCCCGTTACTTCTTCGGGGGCTGGGCGGCGGGGGCCGACGTGCTCGGCTTCATGTCGAGGATCGTCGTCGGCGCGGGCTCGGCCTTCGACTCCGCGGGCTGCGACGCTTTGAACGCCTGGAAGGCCGCCCAATCCTTCTCGCTGAGCGAGGACACCGCGGGCGCGTCGGGGCTCTCTTCGGAGCACGGCTTGAAGCCGAGGCTCTTGGCGGCCGGCACGTGATTCGTGTGGACGATCGCGACCCCGTTCTCGTTGACGGGGTAGCTGAAACCTTCGAGCACAACGCTGTGCGTGTCGCGCTTCGGTGCGCGCATGGCGACTTGCATGTTCGGAATCTCCAATGGGGTATCGAGGACGTGCGAGGACGTGCCCCGGGCGAAGACCGACGCGCGCGCGTCGACCCTCACCCGGAGCGAGTCCGGGGCTCGGCCAGCGCCGAGACTTTCGAGTCGATCAGCCGTTGCGGACGTCGTACAGAACCGCCATGGTCGGCGGGAAGTAGTGCTGGAGCACCTCGTCCGAGTAGATGCCGTGCTGCCACTTGCGGCTCACGAGCGGCCACTCGATCTGCCAGTAGTCCTGGCGCGTCCGAATCTGCATGACGTTCGAGACGTTGGACATCGGATACGGGATCGTGTCCGAGTCCATGAGGATCATGCCGGCCGGCATGTTGGGGTGGATCTTGATCTCGACCTCGTAGCCGCCCGCCATCGAGAAGCGATTGAGGTACGAGCTGATCATCACGCCGCCGCCGATGGCGCCGCGCTGCTCGTTGAACACGATGCGCTGCGCGCCGCTCGACCCGCCCGCCAAGACCTTCTGACTGATGTTGAGCGCTTGCTGGCTGTTGACCCACATGCGCTTGGGCGTCAGCCGGTAGTTGTCCCACCGGTCTTTGAGGGCGTTGTCGATCTCGACGATGCCGCCCGCGTTGTCGGCGGTGAGCGCCGCGCCGATGCCCTGCACGTACGCGCCCGAGTTCGGCGCGAGCGCCTGGTAGATGAGGCCATCGAAGATCGTCGAGTTGGCCGAGTTGTCGTTCGTCCCGAGGGAGCTCGACAGCTGGTTGGTCGACGCCGGCAGCGCCGTCAGAACGACGGTCGGCGCGGTCGTGATGGCGGCGAGTCGCTCGACGCCCGTCGCGGTCCCGATGTACCACGCGTACGCGGCCGCCCCGAGCACCGCGGTCGTGAGGCTCGCGGTGATCGAGTGCGTGTTGGAGCCGGTGCCGCTGGTCGTGGTCGTCGCTTCGGCCGAGACCTTGCCGGCGCCACCGCCGTAGGTGTCCGTCGAGCCGTCGGCGTTCGGCCGCGTGAGGGCGCCGAAGACGCCGCCCGCGACCGAAGCGCTCTGGTAGCCGCCGAACGACAGCGGCACGCAGGTCACGTAGTAGGCAGTGCTGTTGAGCAGCACGCCGCCCGTCGACGAGTCCGAGAGGTTCGGCAGCGTGCCGGCGAGGCCCTGCGTGAACGCGGATCCCGAGTTGCCGCCGAGGATGAGTTTCTCCTCGCCGATCATCACGCTCTCGAGGAGCGTCCGGGTGTTGACGGCCTTGATGTCGTCGAAGCCCTGGCCGGCGTACTGCGCTTCGAAGGTCACGTTGCCTTCGAGGCCGATGCCCTTGTAGGCCGCCGTGTAGTCCTTGGTCGTGATCGACTGGACTCCGCCGCGGTTGCCGTCGGTGACGCCGATCTCCATGTTGGTGGAGTTCACGGACGTGACGGCGCGCCAGTTGGCCTGGATGCCGCCCTTGCCGGAGACGCGCGGCGTGGTGTTGCGCAGCGGCGTGAGCACCGGGTAAAGGAACTTCGCCCCGGCTTCGAGGTCGTAGAACGTCAGGCCGCTGGTGGCCGACGCGGACTCGCGGAAGGTCGCGCCGTCCTTGAAGAGGTCCATGCGCGGGTCGCCGATCTTCGACAACCGCGCTTTCTTGAGCAGGCCGACGATGTCGTCGGTAGAGAGTGCGTTACTCATGGCTTGTGACTCCGAATTGCGAGTGACGTGACGCTCGCAGCCCACGCGAGCGCGCACCTCCGCCGGGCGGCTCCCGGTTAGGCGTCCCGGTTGCCGTCGAACTGCCGACTATTCGGCAGCGACGCGGATGATGCGCTGACGTTGATTGAGAGAGAGCGCGGGGCCGTTCAGCCGACGCGGTGAGGATTCTTGTGAACGAGCTTGAACATCGCCTCGGCGATCGAGTTCGGATCCGTCTTGGCGATCTCGGTGAGTTGCGCGGTCGCCTCGCGGGCGTCGTCTTCCGACTTGTCGAACACGCGATACGGGCCCTGCACGCGGTCACGCGGATGCGCGATCGGGAGCGACTCGAGCTTCTGGACGCGATCGGCCAGCAGGTTGACGGCCGTCGTCGATTCGGCGATCGACTTCTCGAGTCGCGCCGTCTTGGCGCGCTCGTCGTCGAGGGCTTTCGTGAGGTCCGCCGAGGCCGCGAGCTTCTCGGTCGGCTCTTCCTCTTCGGCTTTGCCCATCGCGCAGTCGCCGTCCGCGGCCTGGCACTTGGCGCCCGCTTCGACGGCCGCGTCATGCGCCTTCGTGAGCGCGTCCATGTCGGCCGCCGAGTGGCGCGCGCCGGCCTTCGCGACCTTATCGGCCATGCCCATGCATTTCCCGAGGCCCATCTTGGACAGATGGTCGTGCGCGGCCTGCAGGTGGTCCGTGGCGGACCCCGCGGCCTTCTCGGCCGGTTCCTGCGCGCATTCGGCGCCGCCGCCCGGGCACTTCGCGCCCGCGGCCTTCGTGAGGTTGTGGGCGTGTGCCATGTGGGCCATGGCGTTGTCGGCGGCAGCCTTCGCGGCCGGCATGAGGGCGTCGCACTTGTCGCCGATCCCCATCGCCTTGCCGAGGTGGTCGTGCGCGGCGTCGAGGTTCGCCTGGTCTTCCTTGCCGTGCCGCATTCCCGCCTTGGCGAGCAGCGCGGCGCCCTTGTCGAGCTTCACGAGCGTCGCGCGGGCGCTCATCTCGAGGAGCTCACCGAGCTCGTAGACCTCCTCGTCGTCGAGAAGCTCGTTCGTCTCCTCTTCGACCATCGAGCGGAGCGTCGCGCAGAGGTTCGCGATGTCCTCTTTGAGGTTGGCCGGGAGCGTGGAATTGTCCTTTTCGGACTCGGCCTCCCACTCGGTCGACTGCTGTAGCCACTCGAGCTCCTGCAGCAAGCACGCGAACCGCGCGACCTCGGCGAGGCCCTTGCGGAGGTACTCGGCCTTGACGGCCTTGTCTGCGCCAGGCTTCCACGCATCCGGCAGCATGTCGTCGGCGTTGAGGGCCTTGGCGCGCTGGAGGATGTGCGCCTTGACGGCCGCCTTGTTCTTCGCGCGGCGGAAAGACTGGATGGCGTTCTGGAGATCCGACTTCGATTGGATCGGGTAGGACCCATCCCCCATCGCTTCGCCGGAAGCCGCAGCGGCCTTTCGCTCGTCGTCCGTGAAGTCGCGCTTGGCGACTGCCGGCGTCGCGGGCGTGCTGGTCGCGGGCGTCGTCGCAGCAGCCGCCGCTGCGGGCTCCGCCGGAGTCTCCGTCGCCTTCACGGCCGCTTCGGCCTTCGTGACGCTCTCGGTGAGGGCCGCCAGCGACGCCGCGAGCGCGTTCGCGGGCTCCTTGGCTTCGGCGGCCGACTTCGCAAGCGCGGTGTTGTGGGCTTCGGCTTCGGCCTTTTTCTCGAACAGCTGGCCGTCTTCCGCGACCCATCGCTGCACGGGCTCCGAGGCCGGCACGACGAACTTGCGGAGCTCCTCGACGCCGCCGTCCTTGACCATCAAGAACGTGCTGCCCGGGTTGCACGGCAGGTCGACGAGTGACCCTTCGCTCGGCTTCGCCGTGTAGCGGGTGACGTCGCCGTCCTTCCACTTCTTGACGTACGAGCCGCCGATGCTGAATCCTGTGTAGACGCCCTCGGTGACCTTGTTCCACTCGCCGTCGTCGACGACCTTCGCGCAGACATCGACGCTCTTCGTCTTGTCGTTGCAGGCGAGCTCGGTGAACTTGCCGGCCGCGATCTTGCCGTGCATCGCCCGCAGATTCCCGACGCTCTTGCCATCGGTGTTCTTCGCGATCTCGCCGCTCCACGCCTCGACGAGCGGCTTCGAGGACTCGTAGTCGAATACCTCGTTGCTCTTGTCGACCGTCTCGCTGGCGAGCGAGCCGTAGACGAGGCGCTGGACGGCATCGACCTTCGTGATGGGCACGAAGACGTTGAGCGGAGTCGTGGACATAGCGGTTCCCTTTGGCCACGCGGAGTGGCCTGTTGCGAAAAGCGATGCGCCGCGCGGTCTCGCGCGACTGCGATGTGGAGGCGTCAGTAACCGAGCGTCTGGACGGTAAAGAGCGTCTCGACGATTCCCGTATCGGCCGGATCGGCGCCGGCTGCGCGCCAGCGCATGACGCCCTGTCCGCCGGGCCGTGCTGAGATGGGGATCGTGAAGTCCGCGTGATACGCGCCCACCGAATCGCGGACGACGCTCGGCGTCAGGAGTGTCCCGTCCGGGCAATGCACCGTCAGGACGGGCGCGGGGCTCGGGTCCGCGAGGCCGACGCCGAACAGCGTGGCGGTCACGCTCGAGCGGACGGACTGGCCAGGGAGGTATCCGGTCATGCGCTCTCCAGCGTGACGTTGAGGAGCAAGAGCGCGCCGTCGCCTTCCGAGAGACCCAGGAGTGCCGCCGAGGCCGCGCTCATCGTCAGGAGTCCCGTCGACGTGACGGCGAAGGTGAGGAGTGGAGCCGACGATGCGGCGAAGACGAGCAGCGGGGCGCTCGTGGCGGAGAGGACGAGAGGGGCGACGACGAACGGGACTACGACCTGGCGGACGACGTCCGTGGGCGTCGCGATGCTGTCGACGAGGGCACGGAGACCGATGTAGCCACGCAGCACGACGTCGACTGGAAGGCCCAGCGACTCCGCAATGGATCGGGCGCTCCCAGGGAAGCTACTGACGGAGTCGGCGGGGGTCGTGACCGCTTCAGTTGTCGACCGGAAGGCGTGAAGGAGGCGCGCGGCCGCGTCGGCCGGCGTAGTTACGATGTCGGATACCGAGCGTAGCGCCGCGTCGGCTCTCGAGATGGCGTCGGAAGGCGAGACAATCGAGTCCGCGAGCGCCCGTACGGAGCTCGACAAGCGCGCTATGGCGTCGTGGGGCGAGTTTACGGAGTCGGCAATGGGACGGGCGCCCACGAAGACGCGGACAACCGCATCCGATGGCGACGGGATGCTTTCGGAGATTTTGCCGGGGCTGGACGCCTGGACGGCGTCGGTCGGGGTCGGGGTCGACTCGGCGACGGCTCTTGCGGACGCGATGGCGCGCGCGATGGCATCAGACGGAGCCGTGAGGCTTTCGGAGAGAGCGCGGAGGTCAGCTACCGCCCGCGCGAGTGCGTCCGAAGGGGTGGCGATCGAGTCGGCTACCGAGCGCAGGTGAGCGACGAGCCGCGAAGCCGCGTCGCTTGGAGACGAGACGCTCTCCGCGACGGACCGTGCTGTACCCTGCGAACGGGCGACCACGTCACTTGGCGACGCAACGGAATCTGCAATGGACCGTCCGCCGGCAAACGACCGGACGAGCGAATCGGAGAGCGCGGCGATCGACTCGGCGACCGTTCGCACGTTCGCGATGGCGCGCGTCAGCGCGTCGGAAGGGCCGGCGATGCTTTCAGAGACGGCGCGGGCCTCACCGCGTGTGCCGGAGACCGAGTCCGTCGGAGCAGTGACCGAATCGCTCAGTAGGCGTACGGCGGCGTTCGATCGAGCGACGGCGTCCGCGGGGGACGTGACGCTTTCGGACGTCGATCGGGCGATCGTGGTGGCGCGGGCAGCTGCATCCGTGGGGCCCGCGAGCGCATCGGCGACCGCCCGGTGAAAGGCGGTCGTGCGCGCCGCGGAATCGCTCGGCGCCGTGACGGATTCGGATGTAGGGCGCGCTACGCCCTGGCTTCTCAGTACGGCGTCCGATGGGACGGTGATGCTATCTGCCACTGATCGAGCGGTAGCCGTGGCGCGCGAAGCGGAGTCCGTGGGCCCGGTGACCGAGTCGGACAGACTGCGGTGAAGCGCGGCCGCGCGGACGGTACTGTCGGTCGGCCCCGCAACGCTTTCGGAGACCTTCCTCAGACCGACGAACAGGCGCGCGGCAACATCCGAAGGCGATGTGACGCTTTCCGAAACCGCGCGCGCACCTACGAACGTCCTCGCGACCGTGTCGCTTGGACCAGAGACGCTTTCGGAGATCGCCTTGGTGTAGGCGGTCGAGGACGACGTGCCGAAGATCGAGACAGCGAGAATCGACGCCTGGTCGGCGGAGCTCTGCGTGGCCGTCGCGGTGTTGGCGCCCGACGACGTGAGGAGCTTGTCCTCCGTCATCGTGTTCGCGCCGGCCAAGAGGCGGAGCTGGAACCCGGTGCCGGCCGCGGGCGTGCCGTTCACCATGACCGCGAGCGCGAGGATCATCTCCGTCGCTTGCGTCGTCGTGAACGAGCTCGTCGTGATCGAGGTCGTGCTGTTGCTGCCCGCGGTTCCCTGAACGTCGAAGATCGGGGTCGTTGTTTTGACGCCGTAGTATTCGGCCGCGATGCATTCGAGCTGCGGACTAGACCCGCTGAGCGTCACCGTGACGGTGTTGGTATTGACGGCGGCCGCCGCGATGTTTGGCGCGGCCCAGATCGTGTGGGTGACCGTCTCGATGCTGCCCGCGTAGGAAAACGGAGTGACGATCTCGGCGTATGTATTGCCGCTCGTGTCGGTGACACTCGAAACGACACGCGTGTTGTCCGCGTGGATGATGTAGACGACGTTGCAGTTTCCGGCCGTCTGCGGAAGGTTGCTGTAGGGGATCGCGACGCTGGTCGTCGTCGTGTCGCGCTCGATGCCCTGCACCCACCCCATTGGGTCGGCCGTGAAGCTCGACGTCGTGACGACGGAGTGCGTGGCGTCTTGCCGGAGAACTACGCCCGCGGTCGATCCGCTGCTGGCCGTAAGGACCTCGCACGCCATCTCGACGAAAAGGTATTCGCCCTTCAGCGTGATCGCGGCGCCCGGAGCCCACGTGACCGTGAGGTTCTGCGCCGTAGCGGTTGTGACGTTTGACCAGCTCGTCGTGACCTGCGTGGAGCTCGTGAGCTCACGCATCCCTGTCGCGCCACTCTGATCGATCGATGCCCACACGCGGCATCGAATGGTGCCGCTGCCAGAGGCAGTTACGGTGTTGCCGATGACGGAGATCGCGATCGTCCACGAGGCGTTCGCGAACGTGCCCGAGAGAGGAGTCTCGGTCTGGAAACACCCGTTGGTGAGCGCAGCGCCGCCGCTTGGGCGCACGGTGCTCGTGAATGTCGCGAGGGCTCGACGCGTGCCGTAGAAGAGCTCCGAGTAGGTCGCCGTGGCGGACGTGCCGGGTCGCCACCCAGTGACCATCGTGGCCGTCGACGGCGCGGTGCCGCCGATCTGGAGCGCGCCGTTCAGCGAGACGGCGCCGGCTTGGGCGTCAACTAGGTAGAGCGTGAGCGCGGCCATGGCCGGCCTAGATCGTGATCGTGACCGTGTTCTGGAGCGTGTCGCCGGAGACGAGCGTCGGCGGCGAAGGCTCGGCGCTCTCGAACGGCATCACACCACCCGCGGTCGTCGTGGCCGCGCCGAACTGCGCCTCGTTGTTGATCGTCTCGGTGCCGGACGCGGTCCAGAGGTGGACGAGCGTGTAGGTCGTGGCGGCCGCCGTATGCGCATATGTCCCGACCGCGCGCGCGAAACCGTTCGACGTCAGCTCGCCCGCGAGCGTCGTGTCGCTGGTGGCCGGTGAGAACACGTTGGCCGTCACGGCCATCCACGCGGCCGGGTTTTGCCCCGGGAGGATGATGTACTGCCCCGTGGCGTTGGGCGTCGTGCCGGCCGCGCCGCTCGTCGACGTGCCGGAGTACCACTGGTCGACCGTGAGGACCGTCGACGTGTTCGATACGATGACGCCGTAGACCGTCGCGCCGGTGCCGGAGCTGTTCGCGCCGACGGCGACGATCTGGCCGGCGAGCGCCTGACCCGCCGTAGGGAACGCCGCGCCGGAGTTCGTTAGAGACGTGGCGCTCGACGCCGTGGCGGTTCCCTGCGCGGTCGCGAACGTAAACGACGGGCCCTGCCCCATCGCCTTCGCGAGCCAGTCGAGCGCGTTCGTGTAGCCGCTCGCCGTTGTGGTCGTGAGGTTAGGGCGCCACGAGCCCCTGCGGCTGCGCTTGGTGCGCCCGGCGAAGACGTCGGTCTTCCACGCCGAGATGTGGCGCTCCGGCGCGGCACTGCGCTCCGCCTCTCGGGCGGCCTGCGCGACGGTGCGGCGGTTCGATGAGCGCTTCATGACAGCACCTTCTTCGCGACGCTGAATCGCGCGTGCAGATAGTCCAGGTGGTCGGAGATCGTCGCCGGCTCGAGGTATTTCTTGACGATGTCCTCGACGTCCGCCGGGTCGATGAGGGGCTCGCCGGTGAGGTGGTGCTTGGCCTCGACGTACGGCGCGAGCGCGGCGCGGAAAGCCTTCTCGTCGGGCCCGTCGTCCGTGTCGACATCGAAGCCGACGAAGTGCTTGGGGTGCCCGTGCTCGGGCATCACGTTCGCGTCGAGGAGTTCGGCGACCAGCTGCTTGCGGTTGCAGGCGCCGAGCTTTCGCTGTCCCGGACGCGGGATGAGCTCGAAGATGGCGCGCCCGATGAGCGTCGACTCCGCGATGCAGACCGTCGTGTGCGACGGGTGTTTGCGCGTGACGCGCATGGTCCACCCGCCGTCTTGGCCGGGCTTCACGCGACCCGACTTGATGTCGGCGTCAGTGACCTTCACGTCGGCTGGCACGGTCTGCCAGTCGTAGAAGGCGGAAAGATGTACCACGACGCGCATACGTGAGTCCCTTTCGGTGGAGCGCCCCGCGGGGCCACTCGTCGTCGTTCCCCTCAGCTGACCGACGCGCCGAAGAAGACGCCGTCGGTCTGGAAGATCGTATTGCGCACGGCCGCGCTCTGCTGGCCCTGCATGATGAGGAACGACGCGATGTCGCCCGTGAGACAGAAGCTCGGGCTGATTTGGCTGTTGTCGACGAGCGCGCCAACCACGAGGCTCGTCACTGCCGACTGCGCGGCCGAGAACGTGCCGACAGGCGTCGTGTGATCGTTGATCCACAGCGTACCGCCAGTCGCCGTGACCTCGCACGCAAACATGTATGGCGTCGTGCTCGAGGCGATCGTGGTGCTCACCGCGCCGCCCGCGAGTAGGTACTGGTAGAAGTTCGATGCGGACGCGTCGGTCCACAAGTACGGAGTCGGCGAATACCCAAACAGCGACGCGATGACGGACGCGCTCGTGTTGTTGCCGACCACGTACGTCGTGAACGGCAGCGTGAGCGAGAGGTCCGTGACGGACGGACCGAACGCGTACGAGAAGTTTTTGCAGAAAGGGACGTCGCGCGTGCCGTCGAACGTCGCGGTCGACTTGCCGTTGTACGCCGCCTTGGACGATGTCCACGCGGGTCGCCACGTCGTCGACGCGCGCTGGATGTGATTGCTGTTGCCCGAGAGGTCGTACCAAGCGAGCACCTGGCTGTTCGCGACTCCGCCGTAGCCCGGACGACATCGGAAATACTGGCCCGGCAGCGGCGTGATGCCGTCGACGAGGAGCGCGGGCGCGGCGTTGACGGCGTCCGTCAGGACACCCGCGGCCGTCATGGCGGCGACGAACAGCGACGCGAGCCGCGCGACGCCCGCCTGCGTGAGGTGCACGTTGTCGGGCTGGAAGTAGACCGACCCGCCGCTGCCTCCTTGGCCGATGATGGGATCCGCGGTGGCGTCGACGAGGACGACGCGCACGTTGGTGGCGCCCCACGACGCGTAGTTCGCGCGAATGAGGTTCGCGTAGGCCGTGAAATCGACCGGCGTATCGGTGCGCCCCGTCGGGGTCATGACGCAGATCGCGTGCTTCGCGAGAGGGCTCGAACGCGCGTTGAGGTCGGAGCTCATCGTCGTGACGTAGGTCGCCATCAGGGTCGCGGTCGCCGACGCGCTCTGCCCGTAGATCGCGATATCGTTCGAGCCGCCGTCCGTCACGACGCACGCGGGCTGCCCGGCGATGAGGTCCTGCTCACCCGAAGGCGCCGAGAAACCGCCCCCCTGCGGGGTCGTGTACTGATTGACGATGACGGCGCTCGAGCCGGTGCCGAGCGTCGCGCCCGCGATCGCGAGATTGGGCCCGGCCATGAAGCGCTGGCCGAGGAGCGCCGCGAGCTGACGGGGCAGCGCGTACGAGGCTTGGGTCGAATCATTGCCGGCGATGATCGAATCGCCCTGCGGCGTGATGACGAACGTCGGTGCAAGCCCCGCGACCGGCCCCGAGGGAAACGGGCTCGCGCTCTGCATCGACGAATAGACCGTCGAGGCCAGCGAGGCCGGGTAGACGCGGCTCACCGGTAGAAGACCGCGATATCGTGGTCCGCCGCGGTGGCGGTCGTCTGCGTGCCCGACTCCGCCGTCGAGACGACGAGCACGAGGCCGTGCAGGAACGGCAGGCCGCCCGGTGAAAAGAAGTCCGTCCCCATCGTGACCATCGACGGCCCCGCGGGCAGCAGGATCGACAGGATGGGCGTCGAGCCCGCGCCGTCCGACGGAACCGTGGCCGCGTCGTAGACGAGCACGTAGCGCGCCGACGAATTGCGATTGCGGAACATGGCGCTCATGAGCCACGACGCGCCTTTGACCGACCACGAGGCCGCACCCATCGCGGACGCGAAGGTGTTTTCACCAATCGACATGCGTGGCCTCCTCAGTCGTCGTCTTCGTCTTCGTCGTCCGAATCGTCGGAGGCGTCGTCGCTGTCATCGTCGTCGTCCGACTCTTCAAATTCGGCCGTGATGGCGCATTTGCATGCCGGATGTGCTGGCGGCGCGTCGTCGCCACTCGGGAAGTCGTCGTCCAGGTCGATCGCGCCCGCGTCTGCGTTGCCTTCGCAGTCGTCGCAGACGTCGCCATCTTCAGCAGTCGACCAGCCTTTTTCCTCGACGACGCCGGAGGACTTCAGCGCGGCAAGCTGCCCCTGCGCGTGACTTCGAATGATCTCGGTTCTCGAAATCATCTCCGCCCGGTCCGCCGAGAACTCTCCGAGTCCTTCGATGCGGGCCGCGAGCTGCGCCGGAGAGTCGCCGGCTTCGATCGCGTCCGCGACCGCCTGCCGAATCGAGTCGCGCACCGTGTCGGTGATCGCCATGTCGGCGTCGGGGTTGTCGATGAGGTTTCCGTCGTCGTCCCACGACATGCCGACGAGCTCCGCGGCTCGCGCGCGCGCGTCCTCGACGGCCGCGTCGAACGTCTGGTCGGTGATGCCCTGGTCCGTGATGCCGATCTCGGTGAAGGTCTGGTGCACGCCGTCGCGCGCCACCGCTTCGAGCTCCACGGCGGCCGCGCTCGCGATGCCGGCCCAGTCGGCCGCGTCGACGGCGTCGCGCTCGTCTTCCTCTTCCTCTTCGGCGGCCTTGCCGAGGTGGCGAAGCTTGCCAGCGATCTGCTGGCCGATTGCGTGGAGCGCGTGTGTGATCTGGACGGTGAGTCGCTGCTCAGCCTGCGTCACCGCGGGACGGCGGTGCGACAGGACGACGGTTCTTTTGCGGCGCCGCCCAGTAGCCGTGGCTTTTGCGAAGTCCGGCGGGGGCGCGAAAGGTCGCGGCCGGGGCCGTCACCGCCTTCTCGGCGAACCGCCCGTTCTCCTTCTCGAGCTTCTCCGCAGCGTCCAGCTTGCCCTTCGCCTTCGCCTTCGGGTCCGGCTTCTTCTTCCCGTCGCCGTCGCCCCCGTCGCCCCCGTCGCCCCCCGCGGGCGGGGCGGCCGCCGTCTGAGTCTGCGCGCTCTGCGCCGCCTGCGCGTGCGCGGTGGCCATCGCCTGCGCGCTCTGGGTGGCCTGGTCGGACTTCGCTTGCGCGGCCTCTCCGGCCGTCGGGGCGTCGTCGTTCAGGGCGACGAGCACGTAGCCGGTGGGCGTCAGCACGCGAAGCTCGTCGCCGCCTTCGACCTGGTCGAGGCCGAGCGTGTCGCGCGCCTCGTTGATGCGCATCAGGCCCTTGGTGACGTAGCCGGTGAGGATCGTCTCCTGAACGGCGCCGTCGACCTCGCGGTCGTCGTTCCACGCGAACTCGACCGGCACGCCCGGCCAGAAGCGCCGGATGATGCGATTGATGAGCCGCGCGGCCCAGTTCTGCACCGGCGCGAGGCCCTCTTCGATCGCGGCGTCGTGCGCGGTCTCCGCGGTCGCTCGGTTGTTCTGCGCGATGAACGGCGTCGGCGCGATCGAGAAGCAGAAGCACACGATGCGCGCCAGCCACTCGTCGGTCTTGCCGGTGAGGTCGGGGTCTTTGGTCTGCTGGTACTTCCCTCCCGGCAGAATGCGGAGACGTCGACGCGCTCCGATATCGCCGGCCAGCATGGTGTCCCAGTGCTGCTGGAACTGCGTGATCTGATCGGTCGTCCACGTCTCGGGCGCCGTCAAAAACGCATCCGGGATGTTGCCGCTCGTGAAGTATTCGAGCTGACTGAGTTGCCGCCGAAGCCCGATGTTGACCGTCGTGATGATCTGTTCGGTCGGGCTCAGGCCGTAGATCTTGTTCGTCCGACGGTTGCGCGGCGCGTAGATGAGATCGTCCGTCGTGTAGTCGACGGCCGGCATGCCCTTGAAGATCTGCTGATAGGCGACGACGGGCGGCTTCGGCGTGCGGCCCCAATCGTCGATTACCCTTTTCACTGTCAGGCCGTCGAGCGGCTGCAACGCGAGCAGCTTGCCGCCCGCGGTGCGTTCGCAGTAGATCGAAGGCGCGTCGAGGACGAAGAGATCCTCGAGCAGCTCCCGCATCCACGAGCCCCAGTCGTGCTCTTCGTCTGGATGCTCGAAGAACTCCGTGATCTCCTGAATGACGGAGTCGTCCACCGCCGCGATCGGCGTGCCGTCCGGCTTCATCTTCGGCCGGATGACCCACCCGAGCCGCTCCATCTGGTCCTTGCGCGTCTCGATGACGAGCCGCAGGACGTCGTACGTGTCCGCGAGCGACCGCATCTCCGCGAACGAGACGGGCTCGTACGCGCGCGCCTCGGGCGAGAGGTTGACGGAGAACGGGAAGTCGAGGCGGCGCCCCGCGACGTCCGGAGGCGCGATCGGCGTGAGCGGATTGCCCGGGCCGAACCAGTCGGCGCCGTTGCCCTGGACGATCCCGGGCGTCTGCGAGACCGTCCCCGTCACGTACGGGTCGGGCATCATCGGCATGGCCTGAAGCGACACCGCGGGCTTGGGCGGCGGCGCGGGGGGATTCAGGTCGCGCGAACGACGGCCTTTCGAACGGTCGGGCACCTACGCGCTCGACTCAGGTCGCCGAGTTCCACGTGTAGTAGACGTAGTAGCTCTTCGTGGTGCCGTTCGGCGCCGACGACGGGATCCACGTGCCTGCCACGGTGTCGACCGTGCCGACGGTCTCGTCGACAGGAGTCGACAGATCGCCCGTGGCCAGACCGGTCGACAGGGTCTCCTTGAATACAACGAGATCCGTGAAGGTCGGCGATAGCGGCAATGCGAGCGCGTTCGACTGACCGACGCCGATCGTGGTGACGTTCGTCACCGTCCCGACGGGCGTGATACTCGTGATCTTCGCGTATGCATTCGCCGTGGTGAACGTTGCCGTGCTGGCCCCATTGACCGCGAGTGTCTCAGTGATGGTGTTGCCGCGCCCATCGGTGCCGACGAGCACGACATTGAGGCCAGCGACGGCACCGCTTTGCGTGTTCTTGACTTGAAGCTTGCACGCATATGCCGGCTGCAAGGCAATGGTGAATGCGGTACCACTGACAGGCAGCACGGCAGCGACGATCGATGTCACGTCGCTGGCGTTCGACCCCGGAAGGCCGAAGAACGCGATGTCCGAGCTCCCCGTCAAAAACCGAAATCCCGCCTTGAGCAGCGTCGCGACCTGCGAGCTGTCGACGACGACGCTGCCGTCTGCCGCCAGAGTCACGTTGCCGTAGGGCGGCCCGAGCTGAACGGTCGCAAAGGTGCCCGCGGGGGCGTACATCGTCACGGTGGTCGACATGGTCCTGTCTCCTCAAAAGGGCCGCGCGTCATGCCGGCCAGTGATGTTGTCGTGAGCGGTCGCTACGCGGCGCTCTTCACGAATCCGAGTCGTTGCAGCGCCTCGACGTCCTCGGGATTGACGTCGATCGCGCCGTCGAGTCCGACGCTGTAGTTGCGGTTCGCGCCGCCCATCGTCGTGCAGCGAAACTTGTCGGGCGCCAGCATGCGGACGGGCGACTCGGCAGGCGCATCGGTCGCGACGCGCACCGCATTGCCGGAGGCCTTGGCGGCCTCACTGGCATACCAATCGAGCACACCTTGCCAGCCGACGTTGGTCGTCAAGACCGTGTAGGCTCCGGAGATCGCGTCGACGTCGTCATCGTGGGAGCCCTCGGGGAACTGCTCGAGCGTCGCGACGACCGGCTCGTTCCACGCGCCCCGCACCATGTAGACGTTGCGGGCAGTCGCCTGCGCGCTGATGGGGCCCGCCGCGACGATCTTGTTGACGCGCTTCTGGTGCGGCCGAACGTTCCAGCCGCTCAGCAGCCGCACGTACGCGGCTGCGTCGGCCTTGCCGCTCGCACCGGGCTCCTGCTCCATGCCGATCTCGACTTCGCGTCCGTCGAGTTCCGCCGTAGCTTTGATGAAGTCCTGCACCTGTCCGGGGTTGCCGCGCATCCGCGCGACGTCCTCGACGTAGACCTTGCCGTCCTTCGTGAGCGCGAGCCTTGCGCCCGAGGTCCAGTCCGGGTCTTTTCCCTTCTCGGCTTCGGTCGCGGCCTTGTCCCAATAGCGAAGTCGTCTCGCCTCGCGGGGGACTTCGGTGGCGTCGACGAAGTGGAGCCACTCGCGTCGGAAGTAGAGGCCCTTCGCGGGCTTGATGAGCCAGTCGCCTTTGCGGAGCCGTTCACGCGTGACGGGGTCGAGTACCGCGAGTGTCGCCTCGTACTGACCGTCGTCGAAAAGCTTTGGGTTGTCCTCGAGACGAGCCGGGATAAACGTCCGGTCGCGCGCCATCGGCGTGCCCTTCGGCACCACCGTATCGACGTCGTCACGTCGCAGAAAGAACAGTTCTTGTCCTGGCTCGGCCTTCGTGGCGCACTCGGGATCAAGCCACGCGCCCCAGCGCTTGAACACCCACTCGTGACCCTCGTTGCCTGGGTTACTGCCAGCGCGGACGCGACAGCGAACTCCTTTGGCGGAGCGCGCACGCGAGAACAGGTACAGATAGATCGACTCGCTGAAAGAGGTCAGTTCGTCGAAGCCGATGAACTGGAACTCCGCTCCCTGGTAGATGTGGACGTCGCTGTCGTGCTGGATGTGCGCGAACTCGACGCGCTCTCCGCCGGGAAAACGCCACGTCTTTTTCTGCTCGTTGTAGGCGCCGCCGAGTCGCGGATACAGGTCCCACGAGTGTTTGATGAGCGACTTTTCGAGCTCCGGGAACGTGCGGCGAAACAAGATCGCGTGATACGCTGGCCCGTAGCCGCGACCGACGTATCGGATCGCATCGACGAGCAGCGCGGCCGACTTTCCGCCGCCGGCCGCGCCACCGTACAGGGCCTCGAAGCACGTCCGCGTCAGAAAGTCAGTCTGCGGGCCCGGATTCGGTCTCCAGTCCTCCGGATGCGGAGGGCGATGCATTGGGCTTGTCGCTGCGGCCATCGTCTTCGCTTCGCTCGGGCGGAATCATGATGACGGGCGCGAATTGCACCGGGCCGCCGCCGGGGCCGCTCATCTCGACCTTCGTCTTCTGGTCGATCTCGATGCCCTCGAACTTCGCCGCAAGCTCGGCGGCCTTCAGGGCCGACGCGTAGTCGGGCAGCCCCGAGATCCCGTGCACGTGCGTCATCGCGTGATCGCGAACGCTGTCGCACCACGCGGCCAGTTCGGCCTTGCGGCGCTCGAGCTCTTCGGGGTCGCGCTTCAACGCCCGGTGCGCGTCGGCGCTGTAGTGGCGGATCGTCGCCTCGACGGTCCCCCAGTAGCCCGCGAGCTCGACGCGGGAGAGGTACCCGTGCCAGTTTCCCAGCGCCATCGCGGCGCAGATGTAATCGATGCGGCGGTCGAGCGGCGTTTCCGCGCCCTTAGGCGCGTCGTCGTGGTAGGTGCGGCGCGGCTCCAAGACGCCGTCCGCGGGCGGCGCTGAGGCGGGCGGATCTGGCGGCGCGGCCGTCGGCCCAGCGGCGCTCATGGCCTCGAGCGCGAGCTTCATGGCCTTCCGCTTCGGTCGTCCCGCCATCGTCAAACCCGCTTCCGCGCACTCGGCGCCGTCGGAGCCTCCGGGTCAAACGTCGTCGCCGAGGCCGGCGCCTCCGGCGGGTCGCTCGGCTTCCGGTCCCGGACGGTCCGGTAACGCATCACGGCCCCCAGCAGCGCCACGTCCTCGGGCGTCACGAGCGTCGGCTTGCGGGCCTCCGCCCACGCGTCGGCGGCGCGCACGACATCCATGCAGGCGAGGAAGAGGCTGCGGCGTACGTTCGGCACGGGTAAGGCCCGAGGCCTCGCGACCGGCCAGCGCCCCAGGAGGGAGGTGTGGCGGCGATCGCGAGAGCCTCACCCATGCGTCTCAGTCACTCGCGTGCACGTAATAATGTGTGGTGCACGCCGAGCTCGTTACGTCTGGCGTAACGAGGTGGGCCGCAGCAGCCTCAAAGCATGTGGAGCTTGGCGAGCGCTCTGGCGTGCACGTCGAGCCTGCGGTCGTGCTCCCGCAGTTGATCGACGATCTCGCTGAAACGCCGCAAAACACGCGGGTCGATGGGCCGGGAGGACGACATCACGTCTGCGAAAGACCGCTTGCTGATGATGTAGGTGTCGACCTGGCGACGCACAATTTCTTCGCCGTACCGCAGGTGTAACGACTTGAGCCAACGCCATGCACGCACACGGTTCCACCCTCGGATACGCGCGACATCGGCGCTCGTGAGCTCGTCCGGCTCTCCAGCGAGTAGCCCCACGATCGACTCATCCAC